CCACCTGTAACTGTTAATGTAGCTTTACCACCACTTATTGCAGCGTTGCTTTTTGTCCAATTACTATCTGTGTCAAATGTACCATTAGTAACGAGTTCAGTAGGCAAGATTTGATAAGGTGGTATAACAGTATTTAAGCTACCATCTGAATATGCAGTAGGTGTTAAGACTATACTTGCTTTATTGTTTAAGTCTTTTAAGGTCGCATCTGTGCCATCTGAGTTCTCGTAATAGTCAGAGTGGTTGTATAGCTTATTGGTCGCTGCGTGGTCGTAGTACACATCGCCAAAGCCCTCTGCTTTACTTTCGCCCCAATTGCTTCTGTGATATATTTCGTTTGGCATTTAGAAACTTTTTTAATTTTGTTATATTCTTATCTTTTATTTTGTATCTCAAAGCACCCATCCGTTAAACAATGAATCATTATCAGGATATACATCAGAGTCAGAGTTGCTATTGTACTCAGGAAATAAATTACTGTTAAAGTTCATATACTCCACAAACCTACGAGTGTAATACTCTGCTGTGTTTCTTGCTTTTTGTACTAAGTAGTCAACCTCTGATCTACTTGCACTCTCAGCGTTTTCAGATGTATGTTTAAATACGCCACCATTCTTTATTTGATAAGCAGCGTAAGGAATGTAATTAACCTGCGCCCACCATATAAGCATGGGCTGAACGTAATCATTAACAAGGTTAAGATAATCCCCTGATAGCGTACCTGCGATGATATCTGCACTAATCTTATTGTATAGGTCTGTACCTAAATAATTCTGCACCTCAATCTCTTGTGCTATACGAATAAATTGAATATATTTATCGCTGTCGGTATTACCATCAATGATACTGTTCTTAACTAAGTCCGTTCTTGATATAAATAGTGCTGTTGCCATATTAAGATGGATAAGCCCCTTTTGTTGGGGTGTTAATTGGTGCTATTTCTGATTTCTTTTTACCTCTTGGCTTTGGTTTGTAGCTTTTAGGTAAGTCTTTTGTTTTTTTATAGTCAGATATATCTTCGCTTTTTTCTTTATTTTTCTTTAAAACATATAAAACCTCTTTCCATATATGTCGGCAGTAAATACCGCCCTTATGTTCAAAAATGGAAAATTTCTGATTATTGTGCATAGGTAACTCAGCAGCTTTAAAATTAAGATTTCGTGATGCTCTATCTATGTCCTCTAAACGATATACAACCCCTGCTTTTGATGCAGCCATCATATCGCTACAAAACTTTCTTGACTTGCCACCTGATTTTCTTGATCCAATCGCATACTTATATCTAACCTTATAATTAGATTTGTCTAAATAACTAAACCCACTTGGTTGACTTGCAACTTGATAAAGGTTTTCCTTTTCTTTTACAAAATTACTTACCCATTCTTCTTCGCTTACGTTTTCTTTGTTGTAATCTCTTTCGTCAACTAACTCCCATTCGTCTGTAACTATTTCGCCTTTTAGAGAATCAAATATATTATCATACATTTCGTCAGTTAAACCTTCTTTTGATAATTCCTCTTTATTCATCTTTACACCTGTTTCCTCTTCTCGTGTTTCAGAGTCCTCTACATTATCAAGGTCAGTAAACTCTAAGGGCTGTAAGGTCTTAAAGTATAGATTAAGTGCGATGTTGTTATAAGCAAGGATTTGCTCAAAGTTTTCAATCAGCAATCTTTGAAATGGACGTATAACTGTGTTATCCATAAGCAAGGTAGCTGTTTTAAGCTCGTCTGCGTTATTTCCAAGCCCTGTATTGTCTTTAATTCCCAAAAGCATAGGAGATACTACCCTGTGTGAAACAAGTATCTTACGTGCGCTCTCATCGCTTAAAAACTGATACTGATTATGTGCATCACTTAGTTGAATAGGTTGTATATCAGCAGCAGTTTCAGCGTTATCGTTAAAAGCCAAAATAAACTTACCTGCGTTACTACTGCCACTAAACTTTTCGTAGATGCGTCTTTCTATTAGTTCTCTTTGTTCAGGATCAGGTGTTCCGTTGTTAAAGTTGATAAGCATTGATGGTGCTAAGCCATTCATTATATTGTTTAAGTGATAGTTGCTTATCTCTTCCTCTAATTCTGCGTACTGTGTGCCACCTTGATAGTCAACAGGCGAATAGTACTTAAATCCTGCTCTATAAGGTTTAATATACAAAATCTCTAACCCCTCTTTAGAAGTTCCAAAAGCAGGGATACGTTTAAGCTCATCGCTCTTTTTGTACTTAGACCAATCATAGTGATAAAAGTACGCTTCTATTTCGCCTTTATCATTGCACTTCTCAGCTCGTAATGTTTCAACAGGAATATGTTCAAGTTTTACAATCTTACTTCTGTCTTTAGAATAGATTACCTGCAAAGCACATTGACCCATTAGTTTAAAGTCATATACTACCTTACGAACGCAGTCAGCATTAAATAAAGACACCATCTGTGCGTACTCATCAGGTTTTCTGTTGCTATCAGTAGCATCTAAACCCTTACCATAAATCATTTCGCTAATTCCGTTTATGATAGCGTTGTTGGTAGGGCTTCCATTATATCTGTCTATAAGATATTGAAAGTAGTTGTTATCATCTCCATACGATACAAACTCTTGATTCCGTACTTCTTTTACAGTAGGGCTTGTGTAGGTGCTTAAATTAACTATCCTTAAATCGTTTTTCATAATATAATGTAATCGTTATCGTAGGTTGTATCGCTTGTGTACTCCCCATCGTTTACTGAGTAATAATTGTTCGTATCTTGGTCGATAGTCTGATCGGTGCAAAATACTTTATCTTTAAATATAACGCTTGAGCCTTCTTTGATTGTTAAATCATAAAACCTACCCTCAGTTAAAGCAAGTGCTTGACTTAACACTAAATAGTTCTTATCCGTTGTTGTGCTTACGCTATATGTAACCTCTGCATTTGTAGAATCATCACGAAGTACCATACTTACATTAGTAGCATAATTTCGTGGTATAACCTTAATTGTTTGAGCATCGGTTGATGTAGTAAGGTGTATCATACCTATATATCGTAAAGTTTCTGAATTTTGTATATAAAAAAGGGGGCTTTTACACCCCCTCATATTTAACTAAACCAAACTTAATGAAAAAACTCTTTGCTAATATACAAAAAATTATGGAGTTGGGTTAATTGCCGATGATGAATCGTCAGTTGGTAGTGTTGCTACAAAGAATGGTGGGGCTGTTTCTTGAGCTGTAAGAGTAAGAGTGAATCCACTTAAATCTCCCATAGCTGCACCTGTAACAACTGTTCCACCTGTAACTTCGCCTCCATGATCTTTACCTACCAAAAAGCCGTTTCCGTTATAATCTTCAACAACGATTTGGGGTCGACCATGTGCTAAGAGCTTAATCTGCTCTTGAGTAGCTACATCTAAAAATGTAAATGTAACATTAAGGGTTGACTCATAAAAAGTAGTGCCATTTTCTCTTGACGAGTTAATAGCAGTTTCTAATGATGAATTGCCCTTGATTTCATATTTGTAAAAAGATACGCTATCATCTAAAGTGATTGTACCACTACTGTCAGTCAATGCTGCTGTGGTAGTTGTATAAGGTGCGAAATAAATGTTTTTCAGCCCACCTACACCACTCTTACATGGTAACGATCTTCCGTTTGATACTGCACAAGCCATATTAATTTTATTTTAATAAAAAAGGGTAGGTAGGCACTCGGCTTACCCACCCCTTTTAAGTTAGAGAATTATTGATTACGAATAAAGAACGATATCGCCACCAATACCATGTTGCACACCTGCTGTATAGCGCATAACTACACGAACATTCTGCGAACCATCAAGGTCAGCCATATCAATTACTTTGACTTCGTTTCTATCATCAAGCAATCCTGTACCAAAGTACAAGTTAGACTTCTGAGCAGCTACTGCTGTGTTGTCAGCAAGACCTTTAGCTACAAAAATGTTGATACCATCAAAAGATAGTTCTCCACCTCCGTACCATTGAGTTCCTTTGTTGTCAGAACCTGCTGCACCGATAGTAGCAACAAATCCACCCAAAGCTCTGATGTACGCACGAGCGATGTTAGAAGAAACATAGATAGTTAGATCGTCTTTTCCGTAAACAGCAGATGGGATCGCATCAACGATTTTTCCAAGCTCTGTAATTACGTTTGTAGATGTAACTGTACCTGCTGTTACGTCGTTAACGTCTGAATCAGCAGTCAATAGAGCTGAAAACCCATCAAAGTTACCCTCTCCTGCACTACCACTCCATATAGAAGTTTCAGTTGCAGCAGCTACCTCAGCAGCTACACGACCGATAACGTAGTCAGAAAACAATGGTGGCAACTCATCAAAAGCAGAGAATCCCATTTGGGCAGCTTCCCAATCAGAGTGCAATTCTTTCTTACATAGTTGTAAGTTTACTTGCAATTCAGTTGGTGTAAGCACTTTCTCAGTTAGAGTTAGTGTTGATGTAGTAGAGTCAAAGTCGCAATCAGCAGAACGAACAAGGTTCGCCATAGCACCTACTTTCATAGCAGCTTTGTACTTAACATTTGGTAAAATTGTGATAGCACCTTTGTCAAGTGTATCAGCACTTAATAAAGCAGCTCCGAGATACTTGCCTGCAAATTCCCCTGCATAGCTACTTCCTGTTATAGTTGGATTTGGCATTTTCTAAATATTTAGTTGTTGATTAATTTTTGCATTACTCGGTCAATCGTTCCTTGCTTTCTGTTTTGTGCAAATTTTAGATTGACTTGTTTTTTAGGTTCAGGGTTATGAGTGATCGCTTCGGTCGCAGGTGTTTCAGATAGTTCCTCTTTCACTTGCTCTTCCACTTCGCTCATCTCCTCTTTCTTTTCAATCATTGTTTTGATTTCCTCAACCAATGACTTTACTTCTGCTAACTCTTCTTTAGTTGCATACTTAGCTTCCACCTCTTCTTCAAGTTGCTCTTCAACTTCCTCAGATGCTTCTACTTCCTCTTCCTGTTCAGCAGATTTGATTTCGCCAATAAGACCCTCCTCAGAAACAACAAGGATTTGACCATCTTCCATTTGGTACTCGCCAACAGGAACAGCCACTTTCTCGTCATCTGTAAGTATAAAGATTTCCTTACCTGCTTCAAACGCTTCTGCTTCAAGGACAGTTCCGTTTTCGAGTTTCGCTTGTGCTAACTCTACTACTTGGGATTGCTCGATATTTTCTACGATATCAGCAGTATCTTCCCCAAGATAGGTTTTAATTTTACTTAGAATTTCTGTCGCTTTCATAATTATATATAGTATTTAAAATTTATTTTGCATTTTGATTTAAACTTTTCCTATCCCTTGCGCCCTGTGGCTGCCATCGCAACAGCTTATAGAGTATGTGTTATCCTCACATAAACACCCTCGTCTTGATCCTTTAGGGCTTGTCTTTGATGGTGTCTTAAATGATTTATGTATTTTTCGTCTTTTCATCCTTGACCTCTGTATTTTTTCTTATATAGCTTTGAACCTTTAATACTGCTCATTTTGGTTTTAGCGTGTACACCCTTTCTGCGTACCTTTGGCTTTAATACTTTTATGTAGTCTATTCTTTTAGCCATCTTTCTTTGGGTGTCCTTTAGGCAGTAAATCAAAATCCCCTGTGTACTTAGGATTCTGAGGTCTGCCATTCTTTACTAAATACAAAAACGCATTAACACGAGCAAAAGACCATTGAGATGCGCTTTTAACTCTTGGGCTGCGAGATACGTTAAATGCACCTAAACCACGCTGAAACACAGCTTTAAGCATACCTACGTTTACACCATAACCTAATTTGTCTTTGTACCTTTTATTGAAATCGTCTGACTTATTCTTTAAGGTTGCTTCGTCTTGTTTTGATACTTTAGCACCTCTTGTTGTAGATGCATCGCCTTTAGCTGTCCCCTTACCCTTTGGGCTTGGGTTTGGGGTGTCTGACTTAGGGGCTTTCTTAGAACGCTTAATACCACCACGCTCTCCCACCTCAGCCATCTTTACGCACTTACCATAAACTTTTTTGTAACCATCAGGACATTTTTTTAAATCTTCTTTTTTGTGAAACTCACAAGGCATATACCATGTTTGCCCCTCAAACTCGTGTTCGTGATAACCATCACATCCTAAGTCCTTGGCTATCTCTAATGCTTTTTCTTTAGTGTTAAAAGCAACCCTATCATCTATAATAGCTATGTTCTCATTGACTACCATAGACTCTAACTCTATTTCTCCTAATTCCTTTAACTTACTTTCAGACCACCTTTTACCTGCTTTACCACCCCACAGAAGATATGAGATAGTACCACACGCTTTAGTGTCGCTTTCATCGTAGTACTCTTCTGCTCTGCTTAGATATGAGTACATGCGTTTGATCGTTTCTTTTGAGATGGGCTTGCCCTGTGCAAGTTGTTGCGCTCGTATCTTACCTACATCAGTTGCGCACTTGTTATTTACTTTTTCGTTAAGTTCGATTCCACGCTTAGCGTTATTCTTTACACCACTTGGATAATCAGAGTAAGATTCTAACTCTTCTTTTTGACCATCTTTGTATCTACCATCTTTTTTGACAATCCTACGGATATATTTAAGCATATCCTGTGCTTCGTCCTCATCAAAGTCATTGATGGGTTCTTTAGGACGTTCCATCTTGTCAGCAAAGTAACCCTCAATACTGAATCCTTTAACCTTACCTGTTTTTACAAACTGTTCCCATATCTCTTCGTTGTTGACTTTTACAGCCCCCATCCAAGTTCCCACAGGTACATTTAGTCCGTACTTTCTTGATTTGTCGTGTGTTTCGTCCTCTACTATCCAACTCTCTACAAGTGTTAATCCGTTAATGCTATGTTGATGTTCTAATGTGGCTTTGTTTTGATTGCCATTTTGTAAGTATAGCTGTGATGCTTTTAATACAGTATCTTTTGAAAAATATATATAATACTCCTCCTCGCCTTTACGTCTGTATATAGGTTTGTTTGGGATAAGTAATGCACCAAGTAGGATTCGCTTCTCAGTCGATACTTCTGCGAGTTTTATCTCTTCATTTTTTAATGCAATAAAATCCTCTTCGATTGCAGGGTTCTCTACGACAGATATCGCTTCAATTCCTGTGATTTCCTGATCGTCTAAAATAAGCTCTACGATTCGCATAACTATATATCGTTTAAAATTTGGTTTTTGTATTTTATCCTAATGATGCACCCTCTACAATGTTTCTATCTAATTGTTGTGCTGTTGTTACATCGTTTGACACCACAAATGCCTTGACAGGTTGCTGTGCTTGACCACCTATTGCTTCTGCTAATTGGTTCGTGTCAGATGCACCTACTATGTTAAATGCAGGGGGTACTGATTGTGATTGCGCTCTTGGTGCTGTGGGTGTTACTGATGGTGCAGAACCACCACCTAAGCCACCTGCTACACTTTTTGACTTACCTACTGCCTGACTTATTGCGCCAATGATACCAACTGCCTGTAATGCGTATCCAACTAACATCGGTATATTTTGAGGAAATCCAATCTTAGCTGTTTCAGCAACACCACCTGCAATAGCAACAGATGCTCTTGAAGATGTTAGCGATGCAAATGTAACTGTTTTACGAGCTTCTGCAATTAGTTCCTGAGCGTTTAAGAGTTGCTTGGCTATGAGAGCTGCTTTTCCTGCTGCTGTTTCAGCACCAAACAACGCTATGGCTTGGTCGACTACTTTTTTCTTTGCTGCTATTCTACGATTCTCAATATCTAATTCAGCCGCAAGGATAGCTTCATCTCTTGCTTTTTTATCTGCTTCTAACTTAGCTTGTCTTTCTGCTTCCTCTTTGTCTAATGTAGCTTTACGTTCTTTCTCTAAAGCATCTTGTTCTTTTTGTATTGCATTTTTCTCTGCTTGTTCTTCTCGTATAGCACCTGTAATTTCAGCAGTTAATCTCTTTTGTGTGTTTAATCGTGCAGTTTCTAAGTTTATTAATTCAGCTTGTAAACGTGCTTGTTCATCTAAGTCCTCTTTAGTTGACTTGCTTAATGAGTTCTCTAATTTTTTAGCTTCAAACCTTATTCGTGCAGTTTCTATTTCTTTTTGCGCAATTTCATCATTTACACTACCTGCTTCTCTTAATGCATCAAGTCGTTCCTGTACAGATACATTCTCTTTGTCTGCTGCAATCTCACGAAGTTCTGCAATTTTTCTATTAGCTTCTGCTCTATCTAAGATAAGTTTGCGCTCTGCTTTGTCTGCTTTAGCTCTTGCATCTGCTATTTGACCTGCTAATTTTATTTCGTTTTTTGTTTCCTCGCCAAAGTTCTTAACACCATCTACAACCTCAGATACATTTTCTTTGAGTTCGCCCCATGCTGCTGATGCACCTTTTAGATCGCCTTTAGCAAGTTTTATAAGTGCCTTACCTGCTGCAAATATGGATTCCCCTAAGTTAGCTAAGATATCTACTACGTTACCTGTAACTATACCTATTTGCCCCATCAATTTAGCAAACCTATTTTGCCCCTCTTCTGATGCAGTAAATGCTTTTTGTAGAGATATAACACCTAACACTAATGCGCCTATACCTGTGGCAATAATCGCCACCCTGAGATTCTTAAATCCTGTAACTGCTTTTTTAACACTTTGACTAACACCCTTAAACCCACTAACAGCACCACCTGTAAGCTTGTCTAAACTACCTGTAAGATCGCTTGTGCTTTCGCTTAAATTATCTGTACTCTTTTTAAGTCCATCAATGCTTTTTTCAGCACTATCGGTATTTGCATCAATTATGATTGTTTTCTTGACTGCCATTTTATTTCTTTTTTAACTTGAGTAAATGCTTGTTTTAGGTTCTTGGGTAGATAGTTTTGTCCTTTAGCTATTCGGATGTTTTCCGAGCCATCTTTTACATAGGGAAGTAACTCTAAGATATTCTGTATCATAATTCGTTTAATAGTTCTATGTTTGATTCGCCTGTTGCTAAGTTCGTGTCTATGCTGTTGATCTTATATCTTTTGCCATTTACATCAAACCTGTCAGCAAGTGTAAAGTTCAAAAGGATTTTAAGGGGTAGATACGCCTTTACTTTTGTAAGTCTGTTCTTTGTGTTAAACACATTCTGTATGTAGCTCTTGTATAAATCCTCAAATAGAGTGCCATCAAAATTACCTGATGGATTCCACTCGTTTATCTCTAAACCAAAATGCAAAACTGTGTCATCAGTAGT